AATTTGAGGAACTTTTGTTATCAGGACAAACCCCTTTCACGTATGTAAAAGCTCACCCAAAAGATGAAGTTGTTAAAGCATCAAAGGATAAAACCAGAATTTTTTACATAGGAGATTCAGCAACGTATTGTGTAACGAGAAAATATTTGTGGTGGATTAACTACTTAGTGTATAATCACCCCATTGCATTCGAGCAGGCTTATGGAATTAATCCATATAGCCAGGAATGGAAAGAGATGAAAGAACATACAAATAAACATCGTTATCATATGGCTGCAGATTTTTCGGATTGGGACACAAGATTGCCCCAACAACTGATGAGAGCAGCATTTCAAATATTGCGACGCCTCATGCGTATAAATTCTGGTTTATTCCCTGATGAAAAATTTTGGGACGCTTTGGAAGAGCTTTATGTTACTCCCGTGGTACTTTTTGGGAATAAACTTTACGTAACTCAGCAAGGAACAGCTTCTGGTCACCCACTGACATACATTATGAACAGTATGGCTAATTCCTTACGAGAGCGATATTGCTTTTATTCCTTATTTCCCAACTTGAAGTTCGATGAGCACGTCTCCTGCATGTTTGGAGGAGATGATGCTGATGTTACTACTTCATTGAGGGAATACAACCAATTGAGTACATTACCCATTATGCTTTCTATGGGGCTTAAACCAACCGATTCATCTAAACAGCAGATTACAGAAGAGTTCATGGAAAAGAGTGAAGTGACGTTTTTAAAAAGGAATCAAGATGGACAGATCGACCCTATTTCTATACACAAGATGTTGTCATGGACAATGTCTTCAGATCAACTTGAACACGCCCGAGGAGCTATTGTCTCTGCCTTATACGAATTACATATGTATGGACGTAAGGTATTTGATGACTTTGTTCGATCCTTAAAGGAAGAGTTACCCAAAGCGGGGTTGTATAATGCAGCAAACGGAGTGGATATGTCATCTTACATAATGTCTCACCTGAAAACTGATGAAAGAGATTTTACAGAGTACGATGATCCTTGTTATGATTTTGAATCGTCATTATATGCCAGAAAAGTTGAAATGAGATATGTTCAAAAGATGCTTGTGCTAGAAGGTTAGGACAGCGCTGTAAGGCACTTTACTGATCAAGCTCCACTGGAGTTAGATCTATGATCGTAATCAACGATTAAAGCAATTTACTGATCAAGCTCCACTGGAGTTAGATCTATGATCGTAATCAACGATTAAAGCAATTTACT